GTATAATTCATTAATAGGATAATCATTAATGTCTCTATTATTTATTTGTGCTTCAATAATGTTATGTGTTAACAATGAACTACACGCTTTAAAACAAGAAATCTCATCCAAATCATCTGAATTAATGATTGAACGAATAACCCTACCAGGCTCTTTTTTAATTATAGCTTGTATCATATTCTTATCTAAACTTTCATCCCTCTCACCTTGCATGATACGTCTACGTAAATCAGCGACTAAATCCATGTCACCATCTAAAATCGCTTTCTGTAAATCATCAAATAAACTCATGAATATCTCCTCCTCATAGACAAATGCTTACGATTGTAATATGTATCAACATCTATTTCTTGTAATCTAACATCTCTATTGACATTCCTACTATCAGAAAATTCCTTATACTTAACACATTTACTATGACAACCAACAAATCTATCCCCACAATTAAAGCAAGGTGCATTTTTAATTTTTAAACTCATCTCAACCACCTAAAAAATAAAAAAAGATATATCGCATATAACTAATACTATTATATACGATATATCTTATAAAAACAACACTATTTAATTACCATGGAGCATCCTCTTCACCACTAGGTTCTTCAGTAGCGAATTCGCCCTCATCATAAGTACCATCCTCTAAAGCAGATAGAATGTCTTTAAATTTATCTGTTGCAACTTCATTCGCATCAATATTAGCAAGATTTAACATTGATTTAAGCCATTTAGCCTTATCAATGTAATCAGCATATGAGTCTAAGAAAGCACTACTTGAATCTATCATTTGAAGATTAGATACAAATTCCTCAACCCTAGTAGATGTCTCACTAGTTGGTAACGGACGCATATAAATCTTAAATGCACCAACATCAGAACCACGTCCACGATATTTTAAGTAGTTCTCACACAAATCAGTAATACCATTAATCAAAATTTGTTGAACCCTTAAAATTGAACGTGCGTACCTTAAATCCTGTTTAACAAGTGAATTGTTACCCATAGAACCCAATGATTCAGCAAAACCTAAATATTGTTTAGGAACTTTTAAACTTGCAAAAAGCTTATCTGTAAAGTAATCAACGTCAACAATAGATTGAACATCAACACCATCACCAATGCTCTCAACAGTAACATCACCCTTACCATCTCTAGTGGGTAAATAAATATTACTATTAATTGGAACAGGTGATGGGTCAGACCTAAACCCAACACCCTTAGTCATTTTAGAATTAGCTTGAAACCTACGTCTAACGTCAGAAAGCATTTGTTGTGTTTGACCAGCATTGGCATTACCAACCTCAATCTTAACAAGGTTAAATTGAGTTGAACGTGCAATACGTGATAAAACAAGAATATTATCAATTAATGCATTAATTCTAAACATAGTCCTAGCACTATCTACAATAGAAGTACCTACTACCCTATAGCAAGTAACCTCTTCTTGTGTGTTATCAGACTTCCTAACATTTAATTTAATCTTCTCACGTTTAGAAAGTTTAGAAGAAATGAAATGTACAAACTCATCACTCTTCTCAAATTTAGCACTACCACTCATCATATCAGAAGAGAACTGACCAGCATCTTGATAGCTACCACTATCAAATAAGTAGTCCTCATCCTCATAACCAAGTACGTTCCCCATATACTCTATTCGTGATACTAAATAAGGATTAATAACATCTTCATAGTATACAGATTTAATACCACTATTAGCAGAACCAGCGTAGTACTCTCTTCGCCTTAGTTTGAAATCACCATGTTTAACAATCTCGTATGCCCAAGACCATACTCTATCATCAATTTTAATATTGTTAATCAAGAAATCCTCTAAGAATTTTTTCAAACCCTCATCGGAAGATTCAATCATAATAACTTTATTTGTTGTCTCATCAGGAGTACATGCATCATCGGCAATAATCTCCATAGCAGAACCAATCACTGAATCCTTAGACATCTCTTCGTTCTCAGCAAAAATCTCTTTTAAAGAGTAATCACCTCTAATACCCTCAACAATTTGACCTAAAGTATTTTTATCATCTGTCCCTAATAATTGTTGTAAATTACTAGGGGATAGACTAACAGAACCTTCATTAATAGGTTTAGAGTGTATACTTTCAATATTACCATCAAAGAAAGTATTACCCCTATTATCCTCAACAATCTTAACCTCTCTAACAACATCATTAGGTACGCTTTCTTTTATTGTACCTACCTCATCGATAATGTCACTAGAAATGCTAGTATCTTGTAAACCCCTACGATTTACAAATAAATCATACCATGCCATATATACCCCAATCTAATAGAAACCATTAATCTCCATCTCTTCAATCATATCATCTATCTGTCTATCTATCATCTCTTCAACTGATATATCAGTTGGTGCATCTATACCAGCATATGAACCTATTCGATTAGCCATTAAGAAATCACTAAACGTACCATTATTACCCTCAGCATCAGATACAGTACTTTGTAACGCATTTTGAATAGCACCACACAAACTATCAGATACGTCCTTAGAGCCTACCCTAGTCCCAGTAACACCATCATTACCCTTACCATCATAATCAACAAAACCATCATCTGTAACTACTTTAGGATGGTCAACTTTACGTCTTATCCTATCATGTAACAAGTTAAGTAACTCATACCGAAGTATAGGATAATCATATAGTTTTATACGCTTTTCATACATAATCTCTACTAAATCAAGATAAGGTTTATCTGTTCTATCTACAGATAAATAACCTACATTGAAACCCATTTCCTCTAGAATCTGTCTAGACTCTTCAGAGTTGAATATATCATATGTCAACTTACCTATCTTCATGCCGATAACATTTACAAGATAAATAACAAAGTTACGTATTTTATAAATCGCTATCTTTTTAGGTGGCTTTGGTGGATTAATACGTAACATAAAATCAACACCAAATACAGGCTTTTTAACACCATCTTCCTCTACGATATCATCAACATAGACACATGATATGCCAGTGCTATCCGTCCTAAATGATTGGTCAATATGAAGATATCTAGGCCTTTCAGGATACTTTAACCTAAAATCATCCCTCAGATAATCTTTAACATTAATATCATCACCTGTAGATATTACTATCTCTTTTGATACAAATGGATGATGTCTATTTACATCTATACAATCTTGCAAGACCATAGGTGAACTAAATAATTTACCTTGTGAGCCTGTAGATACACCACCAATATCCTGTAAAGACCTTAACAAGTTAGCCTCAAAACCATTCCTCAAATCTACAGGAACTTTTAAGAACTTAGTCTGCATATGAGGTGGTAACTCTTCTATAGCTTTATTAATGGATTCATAATCCTCTAAACCATCAATATACTTGTGCTTAGACATACCCTCAGACACTCTATAGTTATTCACATCATCTGTAGAATTAACTATATTAGCTTCTAAGTAATTAGAACCCTTAAATACATAAAAGAACTTCTTACTAAAGTTCTTAGGCTTAACGTCCCATTGAGCAGGAGCGGCAACGATTGTATGTGGGTCATTTCTAGACAACCTAATTTGACGTTCTGTAGCTGAGTTTTCATATGTAGCTGATGATACCAAAATATTTAATGAGTGATTGATACCACCATCTACGATAAAACGTGAGTTAGACCTATTTACGATATTAGCATATAAGTCAGTAGCTTTCTCACTATCTTTAGACGGCCCATTACCACCCAAAAAGTTAGCTTCGTCAAGCATTGAGCATATTACACTCATACCGATACTATCACTAGCACTTGAACCATATGCATATGAAATCCCCTCAGGGAATACTAATAATGAATTAAGTCTAGGATTCCTTTGGAAGTTTTCATTGAAATAAGGTGAATTATCAATCAATGCCCTATACTCACCAAAACCAGTACGTTCTGCCTGTTTCTGATTAACTGAAAAATATAAGAACATAATATTTGTCTTAGACATCAAATTGAACATAGCATTGATATTTCTAAAGCAAGACAACTCATACATCTTACGCATCATGATTAATTCAGCAACAGTATTATGTGATATAACACCATCAAAACAATATGAATGGTCAGTATCTATAGTTAAATCATACGTATGTTCTTCATATGGCTCACTTATAGAGATAACAGTATCAAAGAAAATATCATCTGTACACACTCTCTTTAAGTAATCAGACTGTTCAATCCAATCTTTATAATATGAATGAAACTTCTTTAATTGTGTTAAAGACATATTATCTTGGTCCCTAAAAGACGTAAAATTATAATTCCCTTTACATACTCTTAAATGATTTTTAGAATCTAAGTCTCTTAATACCTTGACAACATCAGGTACATTCATTCTGTTATTTCTATCACACTTTCCACTGATAATATTTTCATAATATTCTTTTAATCTTGCTTTCTTGAATGGTTCTAAGAAACCTATATTTTCATAATATCT